TGTGCATCTTCTATGTGGCTTTTAAGTGTACTGCCACTTTCTATTATTTTGCGTAGTTCGTCATCTGTATAAAATGACCAAAGGTAATGTTTGTAATTATCCATCTTATTGTTTTTAACAAAGCTACTTATTAATATTTAATTAACAAACTATTTATTAAGTTTTTTTAGTTTCTGTATATAAAGCACCGCATCCATTAGTTCTTCTTGCAAATGATTAAGAAACGAATAAAAGCCATCAGGACTATCCTCTAAAGTCGTTCCGTATTCCCTCTGCCCTTTCTCACTACGCTTGTCCATTATGTACTTTACATCTTCTACTATGCCATCTGTTTGCATCTCAAAGTATTTCTTTTTACTATCACTCATAATCCTAATTCTTTTTCTTTTCTTAGTTTCGCTATTTCCTTTTCCAGTTCTTGTACTTTCTTTTCTGCTTTTTGCGCACGTTCTACCGCCCTAAGTTTAGCAGTCCTATACTCACTTAAACCTTCGTTGTAGTATAGTTCGTTTGTGTATATGTCCGTTATGTAGTAGTTGATGTCTATAAGACTTCCCATTAACTTATCTACCGTGTCGGTTGGTTTCTTCTCCTGCCACTCTAAAAAGGTATTAGCTATAATATCGAAGTTGGCTAAGTAGTTAATGTGTTTTAAGTTGTGTATTTTTTTGTTCATAGTATTTCAGCATCTATAACAGGAAGCATAGCTACCTCTTTTTTTATTTTATTGTTATTGCTAAAATGGGTTGTTTTATTATGGTATTGTATTTCCCACTTTGGTTTCACAAGGTACAAATTAAATTTATATACTCCCTGTGGTGTGGAATTTATGTAGATGGGTATGTCTAAGTTTTCGTCTGCCTTACTAATCATCGCATCGTACTTCTTCTTCTCTATAAGTAAAGTATCATAGTGTGCGCCCCTGCATTTAAGTTCTATCCTATGTTTACTTATAGGACTGTAGCAATCCCATTTAGACATCTGTTTCCTTGCCTTTACTAAATCAGGATAGCAACAAGTTTGCAGATATAAAAATAGGTCGTGTTCGTTCCAGCTTTTCACAAATACTCATTGTAAAGTTTCTCCAACTTATTATAAACTTCATTCTTAAAACAAGGACTGCAGTTTGTGGTAGGCATATTAGTATTAAATACTCTATTGAATATCTCTAACATCCTTTGTTGTTCGTCTGATAGTATTGTGCTTTTGCGGTTCTCAAACTTCTCTTGCAAATACATAAACTCATCTTCGTTTAAACATTCAGGCTTACGTCTTGGAAAAAGCTTATTGAGTTTGTCTTTACGTTCATCACAACCACAGTCATCTCCTGCTATCCATTTGACCGCTTTCTTTATTCCAGTAGCTTTAGTTATCTTTTCTACTGTATCGCCTAATCCTTTACTTGCTTCTGCGTGGTTCTTCTTCCACTCTTTGTATGCCTTTGTCCTTTTGTCCCCTTTAAATTCTGTCATAATCTTTATTTAAATAATCTTCAAAATCCTCTTTAAATATTTCTCTTAGTTCTTCCTTACACTTTTTTAGTGTGTTAAATATACTTACCCAACTTATGTTGGTTTCTTCTGCTATTTTTCTAATAGACATATCGGTGTCCCTGTACAATCTAAATAGCGTTTTGTCGTACCACCTCCAACCGTCTATATGGTTATCTATCTTAGTGGTGATTTCGTTGTAACCTATTTGGTCATCCATTTCCGAATCGTCTGCAATTTGCGTATAAGTTTCTTCATCGTCAATTTCAATTTTTTTGATTTTGTTCTTAGCATTACAATACTGTAAAAAAATAGACCGAAGGGTAAAATAGCAATAACCCCTGCTAACAACACCCTTATCAATGATTTTTTCTTCACTTGCATATTTGTTTAATACAAGGTACATCTGCTGCACAATATCTTCAGCATAGTCAAACTCACCAAAAGAATGTACAATCTTAATCCATTCACTATGCCTTGCAGCAACTTTACTTAGCCATTGTGCCTCTCCCATTCTACGTTTATACTAATTATACCTAATAAGCATTGCAAAGTATATTCCGTAATTTCTGTATTGTTTTCTGTGTATGTTTCATCGTGTACCAAAGCACCAATAACAAATCCCTTTATAGGGCTTATAATTATCTCGGCTCGTACTACAAATCCTACTACTACAAAAATACCACCTATTGTCATCAGTAATATAAATATGTGTAATATTGGACTTGCAAAAATGTTTGGTTCTATCATATCTGTATCGGTTTTAATTCTTTGTAATTAAGTAGGTCTTGCCCTTTGTATTCAAACCCTACATTATTTAAAGCCATTCTAAGGCTTATAGGTTGTTCGTATGGTGTACACCTTCCACCTGTTTCGTTTTCTTTAACCTTTAAAACGTGTATGTGGCTATACATCCAATCGCTTGGGCTGGACGTGTACCTGTGTATCGAATACACGGAATCCGAGCGGTTACCCCATTTGCCCCCACCTTCAACACCTGCTAAACCTAAAGGCATTGGTAAGTTTTCGTATTCGTGTCCTTTTGGATGTGTGCGCCTTAGACTTTCGGTTACTCCGTGTGCATTTAAAAATACCGTTACATTTTTCTTTTTAGCAAATAGCCTAAGTTCAGAAGCTACTTGATAGTCGTATTCGTGGCTTCCTACTGCTCTTAAAAGCTGGTGGTCTTTTGCTAAACTATTATAGGGGTCTATAAGTAAACCATTATAATCCCAAGCATCCTTTACTGCGTTGGCTTCTTTTAGCAAATCCTTATAAGTGTATAAATCCTCAACGTCTATTATTTTAAAATGTTTATCGCACCATACTACCGCATCAGCTATGTCTTTTTCTTCTGCCTTATGTATTGGTGTACCCATTTTAAATTCTATAATCTTTCTTACTATGCTTTGTGGTGTGTTTTCGCTTGACCAAACTAAAAACCTTAGGTTGTGCTTTATTGCCCACAAGGTTAATAGATAACATACTATAGTAGTCTTTCCTACATTTGCGTGTCCAATTAGTAAATTAAACTCGCCCTGTTTATATCGTATGTACTCGTCTATTTCAGGTACTCCTATCTTTAACCCTTCCTTTACCCTTCCGTATTTTATGTCCAGTATTTTGTCTTGTATTGCTTTACTTTGTGCTATCATCTTATTTGGTTGTTTTCCAGTCCATATTTTAACTTTTCTTTTTTAGAATCTCTTGGTTCAGGTTTGTATTCGTATCCCAATATAGGATTTATATTATAATTCCAAAAATCCACAGGAAACTTATCGCCTTGTTTTAGTTTTTTAAGCATAAAAAAAAGGGGGTGTTACCCCCCCTCATTATTAAAATGGTAAATCTACTCCCTCTCTTGCAGGGTTTTGTTGTGTATTAGTAACTTCGTTGTTTATAATGTTTGCAACCTTCCAACCTACTATGTTATTGTAATATTTTCCGTTGTACTCATTACCTCTTAGATTTACTCCTACCGCTACTTTATCTCCAATGCTTTGTTTTTTTACCAAGTCTAACTTGTCGTTTAAAAATTCAATAGCAATGTTTTGAGGGTATTTTGTATCTTCCTCAATAGTTAAAACCATTTGTTGTTTCGTAAGTTTGTCGCTTACTCTAACTGGTTCTGCAATTACTTTAATCGTTCCTCTTAATTCCATTTATAATTTATTTAATTCTGATTCAACTTCTTTTGATACTTTGTACTTGTTTCTAATTTGTTTTACAGTACCACCTTGTTTAATATAGCTAATCATTTCGTTAAAGTCAGGTGTGTTTTTATTTAACCACTTTTTTTCGTTGTCAGGTGTAATAGGTAAGTCAGCTACCGCATTTGTAGCCTCTGCACCTATAACCCAACCTGCAAACTGTTGTGCAGTAGCTAAAACCTTTTCTTCTGTTTTAGTTTCGTCTTTTCCCCAAAATACATTTGCATTTGTAAGGGCATTTTGTTTAATAATGTAAAGTTGTGTCTTATCCATAGTAGATACCGTTTTGGATGTTTAACTGTTTTTTTATCTTCTCGTTTTCTTCTTGCAGTTCTAGGACCTTGCCATAGAGTTCTGCTTTTGTAAATTGTTCCATAGTGCTAAGATAACAAAAAAATTTTAAACAAAAAAAGGGCAACCGTTTAGCTACCCTTCTTAATAAAACAATAAAAACAAAAATTACTGGAAAGTCTTTAGTTTTGCTTGGTAATCATCAATCATATCCTGCAAGTCTTGACTACTAAACTTAACTGTTTCTTTACTTTTCAAATATAACTCATTTGCCAGTTCCGAACCAAGAAAAATAGAATATTTATATTGTTCACCCTGCTTAAACATATTACATCCTACACATTGGGCAAATACATTATTTTCATCCCACCTTGTAGAGTAATGCTTTCGACTCATAAAATGTCCTGCTTGTATGTTTTTCCAATGGTACTGCTTTCCACAAGTAACACAGGTACACATACCCCTTCTATCCGCACTACTTAGTCTTATATACTGACTAAACACTACATCTAACTTTTTTACTAATTTACTTCGTGTTGGTTTTTTAGCAGTTTTTGGCATAGTTTTCCTAAGCATCCATATGGTTAAGCAACATCTTACCAGTTACTTCATCAATACCCTTAATATTCTTGTAAATATACTTACTATCAGCTTTCACTTTAGTTTTTTCAGTTTTAGTACTGTCAATACCTAAGTTTGTATATTGGTTTGCATCTAACTCCAAAAGTAAATCAGTACGTTGTTTAACTGATAATGCAAAATCTTTAGCTATTTTTTCAGCTAATTGTCTAATAGTAGTATCTTCCATAGTATTTATTAAATAGGTTAACATTATATCCCACTTACCCACCAAAGGTAAACGTTTTTTTTTACAAAGTAAATAGATGTTTATAACTAATTATAATCATTTACCTTGTCCTCTATATTTCTTACTGTAAATTTTACTGGATTTTAGGCTACTTGTTTTGCTTTTAGCGTGTATGCCTTTACGCTTTCTCTTAGGCTTTCTTTCGTAGTTTCCTATTATTTGTTTTGCCATTACTGATGAAGTTTATTACCCATTACTTTCTCTACACCCCTGCTACCAAAATATCCACCTATAACCACACTAAGTAGTCCAGTAATAGAATCTAAACTATATCCCATATACCATCCTACTACATAGCTAATAGAAAAAAAAGCTAAAGTTAAAGGTCTGACATTTTGTGCTAACCATCCACTTCTACTATCTGCAACCCATCTACGAGTTACACCATCCATTTCGGCACGTTCTAAGCGTAGTTTTTCAAGTGCAAGGTCTTTGTCCTCACTTGACATATCAGAACCGCCTATAATCGCTTCTATGACGTTTCCTACAGGTGTATCTTCTGCTATTGCACCAACTACCTTTGGTATCTTTTTAAGTAGGAAAGAACCTACTGCGGTGTCTTTAAATTTCTTTTTAGGCATAGCGTACTACCAACTGTATTAGTATGTCCAAATAACTTGTTGTGATTTACCTTTTTCAGCCGAGTCGCAATGTATGAAGGTAGAGGCAATCCCCACCCTTGTGAATCCTGCATCAAGTAACGCTGATATAATAACGAATCTGCTTTTTGAGTCTGTGCAATGTATATCTGCTGCCTTGCCGATAAGGTGGGCAGACTTAGTTGGTTCTTTTCCCAATTTTTTATAAATAGAGTTGTGGTGTTCTTGGGTTCGGTAGCCACTATTGATTTTAAAGGGTATCCCTGCAATTTGACGTGCGTTGTCCAACTTCTGCAAGAAATCACTATCCATATTAACCCCACTATTAGGTAGTGTTGGGCAGGAAAATTCTTCAAGTGTAAAGTATTTAAGGTTTGTCATCGTGTTCAATAGCCTTGTTTATTAGCAATCTATCTATTACGTCATCCTGTACTTTGATAAGTAGTTCTTCTAACTTGTCTTTTGCCATCACTAACTGCTCTACCTTGCTCTCTAAGGAATCGTTTTTGCGTTGTAACTCTATAAGTTCGTTTGGGTCTTTACCTATGAACACATATATTGCCGCACCTATAGTAGCCACCAAAGCACCTGTAATAAGTTTAAAAGTATCATTATTTGTTTCAGGTATTTCAACGTAAGAAAGAAATACAAGCAATAGGATAACAAAAAGAAATACTACTCCGCTTCCTATATACCCCCTAAGTTCTCTGCGTTCTCTACTATTCATTTTGTTACTGCTTTATAGATTTGTATTATAGTAAATGTTAAAGTGGCTCCCATTACAAGCATCTTAAGCACCTCGTTTACTTCACTAACGCTAAAAGCCAATGCCATTAAATTGCCAAAGTATAATCCAAATATCTTCAAATCTTCCATTATCTTATTTTGTAAAATAACCAAGCCTTTTTATCTCTTGGTTTACATACTACCATAGTTTCATTTCCTACATAGTAGCATAGCTGATAGTTGTCTAAGGTGTCTTTGCGTATAATACGCATACCTTCTTCAGTTAGTTCTATATTGCCTTTTGCTAAAGTAGAGTCTTTGGTGTACCTTTCAAAGGTGTTGTTTTCTCTGATGGTTACATACTCACCCTCTTGGCTAACCCATAACCCATATATATCCTCTTGGGCAAATGTGAATGTACTAAGTAGTATAAAAAATAGTTTCTTCATTATTTAAAAGCCATATATATAAAAACTTTATCAAGTCCGTTTTTTGATGAACTTGATGTTTTTAATTGAAAACCATCTGTATTCAAATCCA